GGGTTAAACAGGGTCGGTAGCCTTCATTACTACATTTGCGGTGTTGTTATCCTGCAAGACAGCGGCACGGTGTGTATAGCGATGCAGGAAGTCGACAAGAACACGCAGCTGGTCCGTCAAAAGCACGCGAAGCACGTGGAAATAATCGGCTATCGTAAGTTTCGAGAAATCAAAAACATCACCCTTTTTAACAAATCCCCCAAAACCGTCTGATGCGGCATCTGGTTTTTCTCCACAATTATGATATAGCCACATTTTCTTTTTCACATTTTCTGGCAATTTATTAAGTTCATGATATTGTGCGTGTACGCTATTTGGATATTCTGCCAATTCACAATCTTGAAAAATAACATCGGATCTTTGATAAAATGTCAATAATTGATTAGGCGCGTATTGTGTATCTCCACTAATAAACACTGAGATGTTGTCTGTGTCGAAGATTAAACCATACGATGGCTTTATCTTTCTATCATCAACAACATGGACAGTTTGTATCGTGTCAAATTTTGTGTTCATCCATTTGAACGAGCCATTCGGTTTTATTCTGTCGACCTCAAAATATTGATCAAGACAATTTCTGTTATCTTGAATGCTCTCCAACGATGCGGCGAGATACTTACCCCACAATTCTTCTGTAACTTCGGTGTTTGCGAATAATTTGGGTTTGTCTGAACCGAATGGGAAAGTTCCAAAATATCTACTAAATGCAACTATTCCCAAACATCCGGCGTGATCATCATGAAGATGTGATACATAAAATCCGTCAAAATCTTTTATTTTATATCCTGCTTCTTCACTAGATATTTGCCAATGCACACCACAGTCAAAACCTAAGTATTTTTCACAGCCGCCAATACTTTCTGCAATAAAAACCATGTTACTGTGGTAGTCTCCGTCTTCTTTGGGTGAGCATAAACCACTACCAGCACCTAAAAATTGTAATTTCATATTAATCCCCACATGTTTTTAATAAACACAAAAGCCCCATACAATGCCAAAATTAAAATTATTATTGCCATTATTTTTGTTCTGTTCGTGGACGATTCTTCTGGTACAACCCAATGATCAGGAACCCAAAACGATTCTCCATTTTTTGTTTGGATTTTATAATGACCATTACCAAAATCTATTATAATTCCTTTTTTGTTGTGATATTCATGGTTTTTATTTTTAATTTTCACTTTTTTATTGGTTATTTCTGCCTCTACTTTTTCCGATTCTTCTGCTTCTTCTACCTCCGATTCTTCTGCCTCTTCTTTTATGTATTGTGTGGCAACATAGATGTTACCACATTTGGAACACAAAATAGGCATTGAACCATTTTTAGTCCAACTTATTAAAGCCTCTGTTTCGTTCTTTTGTCCACATGCGCATTTGGTACATATTAACATTGAGCGCCCTTTGGTAGCTCAACAATTTGGCTATGTCTTGGGCCTGTTCTTATCCATTTTATTCTGTCTTTTACATTCCCAAGATTGGTATTTATCCATTTCGACACCCTATCGGAGAACAATTCACTTTCGGAAGAAACACCATCAACGTCTTTATCAACAAAATTAATAAAATTCAAACTATACATGACATTAGAACTATGTAAATTTCCACCTATTATATTATTTACATAATTGAATCTATTTGTGGGAAATTCAAATACTCTTCTTATTTTCTTTGTTACACTAGTCATTAAAGATTTTTCGTACTTCGATAGGAATTCTTCATAACTATCATATCCTGCTCTCTCCGCGACTGCTTCCCAGTTTATTTCTTTTGCATCCCAATAATTTCCGGTGTAACATATTTCATTTTCGTCTGCGGCAGATACGTTATTAATTCTTATTGGGTTAGTCCTCAGATTACTAATCACATTCGTCACTGCTTGAAATGGTATGCCTGCATCTGCAACTAATTGCGCGGGAATGGTTTGTCTGCTTGTGGTGTATGGGTATTCTGCATGATTCAAATCTAAATCAAAACCCTGCGATCCCTCAACCAGTATTTTCATACCTTTATTAAGTCCATCACATATTTCTGATGTCATATCACATATAAAATAAGACAATTGTTCATAATCTTTTGCCAACTTTTGTTGCCTTAGCGCTTTCTTTGCAACACTTGACCCGCACCCCTTGAATGTACTACCAGTTTTCAATAGCCTTTTTTCTTCATCTTTATTTTCTTGTGTTATGACATTAGCGTGTGGATGTATCCTCAATCTGTTTGATATTTCATAACCCGCATCCTCAAGTGTCTTTATTTCTTTGAATAATATATCTAAATCGATGCTGGCACCAGCATTGATATATAATAAAACATTGTGGTTTACAAACGCCGATGGCACATGCTGCACAAGTAATCTCTGTCCATCATCTAATTCTGTGTAATGGCCAGCATTGCTCATCCAATTGTTTGTGCTCATATTGAATTCATATTTGTCTGCTAACCATGAGTTCAATGAACCCTTACCGCTACTTCCTGCCCCATGGTCTCCAGTAACAACAACATAACCACCAGAATCATTTTTTGTTAAATTAATCTTACCGTTCATTTTATCTCTCCAAAGGCTTCTACAAATCTTTTATCGTATATATCAGATGGTTTTAGTTCAGTTTTAGATCCATTTGACATCCTTATTATGACTTTAGAAATACCAGCGTTCAAAATCATTTTAGCACACAGAAAACACGGCATACTATCGACAACATTTCCTGTCTTGCCGTCAATGCCTGATAAATACAATACACTGCTTCTAGATTTTTTGCCGGCTTGTATCAATGCATTTTGTTCTGCATGGACTGATTTGCATTTCTCATATTGCGTGCCTGATTGTATATTGTTGTTTTCTCTCCAGCAATTTCGCGATTCAAGACAATCTTTCATACCAGTTGGTGCGCCCGTATAACCGGTACTAACAACCGTATTGTCTATATCAACAATGACAACCCCATAATTTCTGCGTAAACATGTTCCTTGTCTGGCACATCTTTCAGCTAAATCAAGAAACAATTCATGTTTGTTTGTTCTCATTGATTTCTTTCTGTTTTTTCATTTGTTCATATTGTTTGACCGATATTGCGATCTTATTACTTTTATGTAATTCTTCATATATATTATAATTTATATTACCGGATATGACCATTGGTACGGTACTAAATTTTCTTATTGTTTCAATATTGTTTTTATGTACTTCCAGATTTGCTTTTGTTGGTTGTACTGTGGGGTTAGATTCTGTTTTGATCTTTGTTGGTGGATTTTTGTGCAGGGTCTTAGAAATTTTTTCTAGTTGATCATTATCTCTCATAGACGCATTTATTGTGTAACAAACATCAACATGCGCACTTATCATTTCTTTTATGAAAGAATGAATATTTTCAATTTCGATTTGTATTTCTTTCCCAAATTTGTTTGGGGTCAATACAACATCATAACCATCTGCCAAAAAGAAATCTGTCGATGTTGATTTAAATTTATCCATGCCGCTGTGAGACCCCTTCGGAAAATCAACCATAACATATATCGAATATTTTCCGTTAGATAGTGATCTGGCCACTCCGGCAATTTGAACTAAATTTGGCGTAACATATATGGTTCTGCATCCGATTTGTGAAGCTATTTGATCTGCTTTTTTCAATTCATCTTCGGTTGGCGCAATTAACTCAATACTAGATCCAATCATATTGTCCCTCCAATTTTAATTTTGGATAATTAGTCATAAATATCCATTTTAATAAATCCAAATCAACTTCAGCATTATTTATTGACTTTAAATAATCAATGGCACCACAAAGATCTTTAAATACCTTATTGTTTCCTATCAAATCGTATACCCACAGAGATGGTATGTTATCTGGGCATACAGCTATGATTGGTTTGCGTGCATTGTGTGCTATCACCAATTCTTCTGTAGTTCCAAATGTTTTGGCATTTGGTAAATAGCACAAAACAAAATCACATGAATGTACATATCTTAAGCATATGTGTCTAACAAATTTTTGTGCGACTTTGTATTTATGAATTTCATTTTCACATTTTACTTTTTTACCACTTATTATATCTAAAACTTCATCTCTAGATACATTCATTGGAATATATGGCTCTATGTGTTTCATCCATCGTGGTCTGTCTAATGGATTATATACAGAAATTCCCATCTTGTTGAGATTTTCTGATGCCACTTCTCTCCAATCTCTACCAAATGATTGATCATGTTCAACTGGCCCGACTAAATAACATTTAGTGTGTTTTAAATAACCCATATTTTATCCTCCTTGGTTAAGAATAAAATACGAGATGACTAAAAATTAAACAGAAAGATGTGTGGATGGTGCGCCAAGTTTGATGAAGACAACAAATGTATCAGCTTCTTCCAAATTGACTTCGTCTAAAACAATGCAAACTGGACAACCGTTGTTAAAATTCGTGAGAGATGGGTCCACTAATTTTCCATTTATGAAGACTAGCGGTTCATTTGGTGATTTTGATATGGGCTGCAAATTTTTTGGTATGCTTATTGAATTTGCATTATTTCGGGCAACCCCAGAAAATGCCCCAGATGGCATAAAATATTCAATTTTTTCTGAAATTAATTGTGACCACAAATGTAAGCTTTTATCTGATATTTTAATACATTTTGATATGTCATCAAGTTTGTTGCCATCAGAACATTTATAAAAAAATTCATTTAAATCATATTGGATGGTTCCTGGTCTGTGTTCTGATGTTTCTTCCGTAGAGGATTGGTTTGCCAACAAACCTAAAATTATCATCCTCATTAAATCGTATCGGACAGCAGTGCCGGGGTCAGCATAATCATCATGATCTTGACCAGTCAAACCGACGTCATTATCAAAATCTATAATATTTTCTGTAAATCTTATTCTATTATCCATAGATTATATTTGATCATTCAATATATTCTTTGCCTGGACTATTCAACAATTTATCTGTCATGCGGGTTGGAAATATAGACATAACATTGCATTTGTTGCATTCTGCAACCATAAATCTTTCATCGCCAAATTTTCTTGATTTATTAAATTTACCACATTCTGTGCATTTAATAACAATATTGTTGTTTTTGCTTTTGGCTATTTTTGGTTTTCTTGGTTTAAAGCTTAAAGTTTTGAAAGCTTTCTTAAATATATATTTTTCTTTTTCATTTTCCTTTGGTTCACAACCAGTTGCAGCCCACTCGCATTTCCCATCTTTATCTTTGCTTTCTGAAAGCGACCCATCTCTAACATGTTTTCTCATATGTGACGCTCTTGCGGCTGTTGCTGGACTTATTTCAGAACCACATATTATGCATTCGTTTCCTTTTTGTTTTGTGCCTTTTTTCACTGACATTTAATCTTATCTTCCTTAATTTTTTCTATTTTGAATATGGGCGAGTATATATTATCTAATTTATTATGCATCTTCTGTTTTTTAAAATATTTTCTGCAAATTCTTCTTAAATCCAAAATTCTATTGTTGTGCAGTGTGCATTTGATTTTTAACGGATGGACAAACAAACAAACGACATCAGAAACGTTTTTGGCGTCGTTTGAAATTAAAAATACCATACCACAGTCATCATTCAATTTACCTATACCACAGAAAAATCCGGACATTATCATTCCGTCTAGTCTGAATGTATAATAATGTCCGATATGGTTTTTAATTTTTTCTAACATTGTTAGTCTCCGTGTTTATTATAACACGGCAATGAATTCTGCCTCATTTTATGACTGCCTCATTTTTATGATTAAATCTTTTATGTTTTCTGCTGTATCTTTTGATATTTTTTCGACGGCTTTTTTATCCATATGGTTAGATAATTCGTGTATTATTGTATCTGACCCACCATTTATGACGGAATTTAACTCCTGTGGGTTTAAAATTTTAGAGGCCAATTTGTACACAAGTAACGAAGTAATCAATTGACTTGTGTCTATTGAAATTAACTTGATGTCTTCTTCTTTCATTTGATTTCCTTGATCTCCACGGTTCCACATTGTAATTGCAACTGTTCCATCGATAATGATTCTATTTTTGAGATTTGTTTTGAAAAGAATCTTCTGATATTATCTAAATCACAATTATCTGAGTCATGTTGTGTCATGTGTTTTTCTTTTATTATTTTCACACCTCCTGGGTGAGATATATACAATCTTACTACATGGTCGTCTAAATCACCAACCAGTACATAACCTTCAAATAAATTTTTATTCATCCATTCCATTTGAAATTTTCAATATGGGATACTGCATTTCTTCTGAGTCTTCTTTATGCGATATTCTGGTTATTACCTCTTTGTTTGCAAAATATGCCCTGTGTGCTTCATTGTGTTCCTCAGAATCTTCATTGAAAAGTGGGCTAATCATATATTGATTTGCCCCGTCTATTTCTTCTACTGTTTTATCCGCATTCCCTATTATAACAAACGGGTCATCTTCATTTTTATTTGATTCACTCGATTCAGTTATTGTTTGATTTTTCGACATAGTTAAAGGAAGGCCATCTAACTCATTATTATTCAATAAATAACTAAACATATCTATATACTTAATTTCTCTCAACTTCTTTATTCTATTATTTCTTGCTTCATTTATGTTTCTATATTCCACCAATATACGTGCTTGATCCTTATCTATATGTTCAAGACCAGGAAGGCCCAAATCCATGTCTTCAATTTCACCATCACCACCAATTTCTTCTTCAGATGGTTCATTCGATTCTTTTTTGTTTCTTTCTTCTCTGAGTTTGTCGATTTCGTCTTGAGTTAAATCGGTAAATCTAGACAATATCCAGTCATCCGTGAACATACCGGTGTCTTTTAAAGTAGAAATAACTCCCGCCCTAGAATTCCAGGTTTCTATTCTATATAACTCATCAATTGCTGATGACGAAGTCATTGTTAAATCAAATTCACCCAAATCTTTAGAATCAAAACCCTTTAACGCCAAATGAACCAATGCTATCTTTTTAAGCCCTATACAAATTTCTTGTTGTACATATTGAACTGCTTTTGCAAAATCTGTGTGGCTAGAAGCAAGTGTTCTATCTGCATTACCGCCAGCATTTTCTCCTATACCAACTCTCTCAAATGGTATCTTTAGTGGTGCAACCATCTTCTTTTTAAAATATTCTATATCCTGAATTTGATCTAGGTTTTCCGCGCCCTTTAATGTATCAATGCTTGGCCCAGAGCCGTCTGGTCTTTGTGGCATCCAAAAATCATCTTCTTGGATCAAGGGGGCGTATCTCCAATTCACCTCCCCTGTTGCGGGGTCATAAAACCTTTGTTTCTTAAATTGGTCAGCTATTTGGTTTAAATATTGTTGTATTTGGTTTGTGGGGATGTTACCAACAGGGATGGTAAATATTCTTTTTTCTGGTGCCCTTGTGATTCTATATATTAATGCAGCATCTTCCATAAGACGCAATCTTCTAAAATCTTTTCTGGCACCATCCAGTATGCTACGTCCATAGGGTGCATATATGTTTTCATATGATGTCAGTCTTAGGTGCATTACTTGCCATGGGTGTAGAAATATTGGTTCTGGTGTCATTTCGTCAGTGAAAAAGAATCCAACCAAATCACCAAATTTTGTTTCCACCCTAATAAAATTATATATATTAAATGGCCTATATGACGCTACTCCACTTCTATGTTCGTCTGTAATTATCTCTGCAGCAAAATCTCCGTATTTACATATATATCTAACCATAGGCCTTAGTTTATTATCGATATTTAGGATATCAAAAAATAAATTTTCTAATTCCACCTTTAATTCTTCATTTTTTGCCCTGATTCCTATGGAATGTTTGGTTTCTGGATCTATTTGTGTGGACTCATCTGCGTAAAGATCTAGGGCGAGAGAAATCTCACCCATTTCATCCATTTGATCATAGTCCTTATATCTCTCCATCCTGTTTATTTGGAGATTCGTTTGGTCTAAAATTCCTGACGTCGAATAATTTATTAATTCGCCGTCTTCTATTGTTCTTGTTATGTCGCCCTGGTTTTGCAACAAATTTTCGTGCCCGTACACGCCGGCACTTTTAATAAATGCTCTTATTCTATCGAATAGTTGAATACTCATATTTGCTCCGAGCGGTAAAATACTATATCTTTATTTTTGAATGTACTAAGAAAAATGTTTAAGAATGTATAAATGTTCAGGCATAATTTTATGTAACGCTTCTTTTATTTCAAACCACCCACATTCTGTTATTCCCTCTTTTATTGATGGTTCAGTTTTAATACTTATAGCTTTGGCGGCAAAAAACGTAGTATTTCCAACACTATACGGATCTAAATTTTTTAAATATATATCAACTCCAGTTTCTTCTTGTACTTCCCTAAGAGCTGTCTTATTTAATGGTTCATTCTTTTTTTGTTTGCCTTTCGGTAATTGCCATTTATTGTTCTTATTTATTAATAAGAATTTATCTTTATATTTAACAACACATCCGGCTTTTCTTTTTTTATTGATTTCATTTAATTTCATAGCATATGCTTCTTTTTAGATACGCTTGGCATTTGAGAATCAGTAATTGGTGCTATGAGGGTTTGACTAAACCTTGATAATTCTTCATCCTGTGTTTGGTGGGGCATTGGTTCTTTTTCAGTAGAAATTGGGCATATTGCAGTGAAATCACTTGTTGATATTGGTTCTTGATTTTCGTTTGGTTTACCAAAACTTACATTTGCATTGAATGGAAGCAATGCACTCCCGTTTCTACTAACAGCCATATTGATGCCGACAAATGCTAATCCAGACGCTAGAATCAAGTCGTCATTCATTGTCCCCTTTTCGGCTCCGGTTTTGTTTGCACCCAAATGAACATATGTTTCAGCTTGCATCAATAACCTATGGGATTTTATTCTGTACCCGTCTTCACCAAAATTATCAATCATTGATTTATTTAATATTGGCTTACCAACTCCAGTTGTATTATATCCAATTGGACCCTGGTTTTGATTTTTTAACGGTTTTTTGTTTGCGGATGGGAGCATGCCCTTCCTAAATATGCTGGGATAAGCAAATTCCTCCAAATCTTGACACACTGTCACACCCATACCGGTTCTTTCTGGAACTAAAAACGCGTTGTTGTACCATCTTCCAAGATAATCAACCATAACAGAAAACACTTTTGGTTTTGCTTTGATTTGCAGCTCTGCTACCTGTTCTCCAGTGAAAATGTCATAAATTTCTACTGCGGACCAGTCGTTTGCTTCACCACTAGATATGTCTGCTCCCATAACATAT